AATATATCATTTTGTATACAATGAGGGTTTTCTCATACATGATCATATTAATGTAATTACATATTAACATTTTATCCGGTGTTGAACAAGCAGTAATTATTATGGTACAATAAATTGTAACTTGATGATCTAAACAGAAAGGAGTGTTTATATGAGTTTCAATATTTTAATGAATATTATAGTTTATGGTTTTCTGTATGTGGCAGTCCCGGTTCTCGGTTATCGTTGCATACTTGATCTAAAGCAGATGCAAAAGGAGATTGATGAAGATGATTAAAATTTTATGTGTTGCTGCAGGTGTTGGATTGATCCTGATGATCAGGCAGTTTTTAAATGAATTTGGTTCTTATGTAGAGGATATTATGAGGTGGATTGATGAACAATAAAAAGAAATCGTGGGATTATCAGAAGGATCGGTATAAGCAAGTTAATATTAAATTTGATGCAAACAACAAAGATGATTTGTTATTGTATCATTTTATTACAGATTGTACAAAGAATACGTCAGCATTGGTGAAACAGTTAATTTATGATGAAATGGTGAGGTGTGCTTATGAAGAGTAAAATCTATACTCCGTACCAAATAGAAAAAATGAGCGATAGAGAGATCAATAAGGCTTATTCTCAGCTCAGATCAATAGCTAATAAAAGGCTGCAGAGAATGGAAGCACAGGGAATAGGACAGAGAGCCAGAGAAGGTTTCCGGTTTCCTACTATCGCGGATGTAGAATCATCATCTAAATGGTCTATGGAGTCACAGCTTGCGGATGTTTCAAGGTTTCTCAGATCTGAGCGTACAACAGTAACCGGAGAGAAAAGATTTCTTAATGAGTTTAAAGAGCAGATGGTGGAAAAAGGTTATGGGGATCTTGTTGAGAGTATTGATGATATATACAATACTATAGATTTCATGGAAGAGATGCGAGAGCAATACTCTGATAAAGTGTTCGATTCCGGGGATGCTCTTGATGCCTACCAGCATGCCCAGGCACTGGGTATACCAAAAGAAAAGATAAAAGAGAATATGGATGTATTTTTATCTCATGTTGATGAATTTACAGCCATAACACCTAATAAGAATGGTAAACCAATTGGACAGAAAAGGCTTAATAATTTAATTAAGAAATGGTCATGATATACGATGTGAATAATTTTCCTTACAATCTAATATCTGAAACAAGCTGCCAGAAGCGCAGGAAAGGCAATCAAGGACGCAGGAACAATAAACGTAAGTACAAGGATCTTTTCTGCGCGTTCGATATAGAGTCTACGAATGATTATTCTATTAATCAGGCATTCATGTATATATGGCAGTTTCAGATTGAAGATAAAACTATCATTGGCAGGAGCTGGGATGAATATTTAGAGTTTTGCCAAAGACTCACAGCACAGCTTAAAACAGATGAATATTTAATGATATATGTTCATAACCTGAGTTATGAGTTTTCGTTCTTGAAGGGTATATATCCTTTTGAGAATGAGGAAGTATTTGCTACTGAGCCAAGACGAGTGCTTAAATGTGAGATGTTTGATCATCTCGAATACAGATGCAGTTATTTTCTAACTAACATGTCATTGGCTGCCTTCACCAGCAGAATGGGTGTAACTCAAAAGCTTTCCGGAGAGGAATTTAATTATAAGAAGATCAGATATCCATGGACAGTGTTATCTGATAGAGAGCTGGAATACTGTTATACAGATGTTATATCACTGGTTGAAGCACTAAAGGTATATTTTAGTATTGAAGGTGATACTTTTTACACAATACCATTAACAAGTACCGGTTTTGTGCGGAGAGATGTTAAGGCTGCCATGCGCCATTTTAATAAGAATGAGCTACATAGCATGATAGCAGATTATGATGTTTTCTGTATTTTACGCGAAGCTTTCAGAGGTGGAAATACACATGCTAACAGATATTATTCTGATCAGATCCTGCAAAATATATCTTCTTTTGATAGAGTTTCTTCTTATCCGGATGTACAGGTCAATGAATTGTTTCCTATGTCACCATGGATCAGAGAGGAAGTAGATAATATTGACAGGGTTATTAAGAAAATATACAAACATAAAAGAGCTTGTTTGATGCGTGTAGGATTTTCAGGTATCAGATTAAAGGATCCAATGATCGGTTGCCCTTATATTCCAAAGCATAAATGCAGGAACTTATCAAGGCATGATAATGATAATGGAAGGATATTAGATGCTGATTATCTGGAGATATCATTAACCGATATAGATTTTAAGATCATCCTGCAGCAGTATGATTTTGATGATATCCGGTTTTTAGATTTTTATCACTGCAGATATGGTAGGTTGCCTAAACCTATGCGAGAGGTTGTGCAAAAGTATTATCAGGATAAGACACAGCTAAAAAATCTTGAAGGTCAGGAGCTGTATTATCATATGGCTAAAGCTAAACTTAATTCAATATACGGCATGACAGTACAATCACCTGTCAAACAGAGTATTGATTATACGGATGATGAATTTATAGAGCGCACAGATCCGGAGCAGGAGCTGCTGGATGCTCATAATAAAAAGGCTTTTCTTTCATATGCATGGGGTGTATGGACTACAGCCAGAGCGAGAGAACAGCTGCAGATAGCTATTGATAAATGCGGCAATAGATTCGTATATTGCGATACAGACTCTGTGAAATTCATTGATGATGGTGGTGTATCATTTGATGAATATAACAGATCAAGGAAGGCTGCCAGTGAAAAGAATGGTGGCGTTGCTACTGATCGTAAGGGTAAAAAATATCATCTGGGCTTATATGATTTTGAAGGCACATATAATAAATTTATTACTATGGGTGCTAAAAAATATGCATATACAGATTCTGATGATAAGCTGCATATTACTATAGCAGGAGTAGCTAAAACTGCAGGAGCTGCTGAGATGGGAAAAATTGAGAACTTCAAAGAAGGTTTTATTTTCCGGAAGGCTGGAGGCACTGAGTCAGTATATAATGATGATCCTGAGATAAAAGAGATAGAGCGAGAAGGTCACAAGCTCAGGATCACAAGTAATGTTATGATCAGAGATTCTACTTATACTTTAGGAGTTACCGGAGAGTACAGAAAGATATTAAATCATCCTGCAATATGGCTTGCGCTGTTTAAATAATTATGGTACAATAATAATACGTTAAAACACTGGCAAGTGGAAGGAGCTAACAATGTTTAAAGAATTAATAGATGCTATGGTCATGTCAAAGATCAATGAAGCCGGTTATACAGATTTTGCAGAGATCGAATATAATTATGAGTCTGATGATTGCTATCAAGGTTGTGTAGACTTTTCAGTAAAAGGATATTTTATAGATGAAGATATCGAAAAGGTATATTGCATCTTTAAAGGTTTTCTCACAGAGACAGGAGTGCATCCAACATCTAAACAAATATTTAAAGCAGATTAAATATCTGCTTTAATGCAGCCGGTGCAGGTCACAAGCCCTGATCAGAAATGCAGAGTGGAGCAGTTATATACTCAAGTATAGAAAAGGAGAAGAAAATGGAAGTTATCAAGAAATTCCCTGAGAACATGGACGCAAGAACACAGTATAAGATGATGAAGTCACCGGACGTAAAAAAGATGTCTGATGCTGTTGATTCAATTCTTGAAGTCAAGAGCTGGATCCAGTACGAAGATGTAGAGGAAAAGACCGGAGAAGTTAAAATGATCCTGGCACTCGAAACTATTGATGGTGAAATGTTCGGCACTGTGTCAGCAACATTTATGAAAGAGTTTACCGATATCGTTAAATTCTTTGGTGATGATGTGGGAGCTATCAAGGTCATAGGCGGTAAGTCCAAGTCCGGACGTAACTATATCACATGCACAGTAGAATAATTTAATAAGGCAACAGTAGCAGCCGGAAAAAAACTCCGGCTGTTGCTGTATAGGAAGGAGTCTATCATGTACGGAGTCATGCAGCATAAAAAGGGATCAAATTCAGATGAAGATCATTTAGTTATAAACAGAAAAACATGTAAACCTTATAAGTATTTATATGAAGCGTCAGCTAAAACTTTATGTGAGATGCTGCAGAGCGCACATAGAGATAGATACAGATTTTGGATAGTGAGGATAGACTAATGAATAAAATTAAAAATTTAAAATTTTAAATTTGAGAAAACTTTTAAAATTTTGGATTGTGAGGATAGACTAATGGATTATGAAGAAATGATATTAATAAGACAGGATCTGCAGGAAATATATGAAGATGATCCGGATGATCCTGTTATTGAGTGGTGGCATTATGTTCCTGATGAATTATTTGAGGTGGTGTCATGAGCATATACTTAAGTAGTGGTTATGTAGATATAAATAAAATACTTGGTTATGGTCTACCATTCAATTTTATAATTGGTGGCAGAGGAACAGGAAAAACATATGGAGCACTCAGAAACGCGTATGAAACAGATACGCGTTTCATGCTTATGAGAAGAACACAAGCTCAGTGTGATCTTATAAATAAGCCTGAATTTAATCCTTATAAAGCAGTATGTGAGGATATATCTGCTAATATTGGAGTTAAATCTATCAGTAAATATAATGCTTTAATATATGAGGATAAGGGAGAAGATCTGGAATATAAAGTGCTGGGTTATACGTGTGCGCTTTCTACTATAGCCAATATGAGAGGTTTTGATGCATCAGATGTAAAGCTTCTGATCTATGATGAATTTATTCCGGAAAGGCACGAACGAGCATTAAAGAATGAAGGCACAGCTTTTCTGAATGCATACGAAACTATCAACAGAAACCGCGAGATCAAGGGAGAGCAACCGCTGCAGGTTTTATGCATGGCTAATGCGTTCAATATTGCTAATGCTATTTTTCTTGAGCTGGGACTTGTTGGTATCTGTGAAAAGATGCAGCTAAAAGGACAGGAACTTTTTATTGATAAATCAAGAGGTGTCTTGATTGCGATGCTTAATAATTCAAAGATAAGTGAAAAGAAATCAAACACAGCTTTATATAAATTATCATCCGGCAGCTATGCTGATATGGCACTCAGTAATGATTTTGCATATAATGACAGCTCCGGTATTAAGTCGCTGCCATTATCAGAGCATAGATTATTATGCACAGTAGGAGAGATCAGCATATATAAACATAAATCTAAAAGGCAGTTTTATATATCAGAGCATAGAACAGGCAGCGCGCCAGTATATAAATCTGATGAAGTAGGTCTGATGAAGTACAGAAAAAATCATGGTGTAAAATTATACTCGGCATATATGCGCGGTAATGTTATATGTGAGTCAATGTTGACAAAATCATTATTTGAATTGTATACTATTTAAGAGATAATATTATCTGTTAAGTAGTATTATCTATGCACCTGCAGCGCGTAAGGCAAGCTCCGGAAGAGCACGCGAACACCTGCCAGTGTATTACCTGCAGGTGCTATTATTAAATAAGGCGGTATGTATAATGGATATTCAGGTTATTGGCCAGTTGATTGCTACACTGGGGTTTCCGATCGTTGCGTGTTGTGCCATGTTCTGGCTTGTTAACAAACAGGATGAACGGCATAAGGAAGAAATGGATGGACTACGAAAAACGATTGAGGACAACACCAATGTTTTAACAAGTCTTAAAGAATTGATACAGATCGTAGTTAATAAGGAAAATAATAAATGAAAAGAGATGCTATTGTAAGATCTGCAAAGTCCTATATAGGTACAAAAGAAGGATCTTCTAATTTCAATGATATAATACATATTTTTAATACAGTTAAACCTGATGGTTATACTGCTAAATTAACAGATTACTGGTGCGCAGAATTTGTTTCTGCTATGGCTATTCAGGCTTATGGAAAAGATACAGCTAAAAAATATTTCCCTTTATCTGCCAGCTGTATAAGGATCATAAGCAAAGCTAAGTCAATGGGTATATGGCAGGAATCAGACAGCTATATTCCTAAAGCCGGTGATTGGATCCTGTATGATTGGGACGATTCAGGAAAAGGAAATAACACAGGCTCACCTGATCATGTGGGAATAGTTGAAAAGGTTACAGATAATCTGATAACTGTTATTGAAGGAAATTCCAGTGAATCAGTAAAACGCAGAAATCTCTGGGTAAACGGCAGATATATAAGAGGCTATGTAACTCCTAAATATACGGATAAAAAGAAGAGTAATACAGAAGTTATTAAAGCTGTATTATCCGGAAAATATGGCACAGGAGCTACACGCAGATATAAATTAGAATCAGAAGGATATAATTATAACAGCATCCAGCGCGAAGTAACGCGGATCACTAATCTTACAAACGCTGTTTTATCCGGCACCTATGGCAATGGTGAGAACAGAAAAAGAAAACTGGGTAATGATTATAATATAGTACAGTGGAATGTTAACAGAGTATTGAAAGAAAAGGAGTAAATCATGCAGTACACAGAAATCATTAAATTACTTGATGCAGGTTATACTAAAGAAGAGATCATGCAGATGGATGCATCTGAACCGGCACCAGCTCCGGAACCGGCACCAGCTCCGGAACCGGCACCAGCTCCGGAACCGGCACCAGCTCCGGAACCGGGTGCTGATCAGACTATCAATGCTGCATTGGAAGAGCTTAAGTCACTGTTTAGTGATATGAAAAAAGAATTTACAGCTATGAATATCATGAACAGTAGACAGGAAGATGATGTCAAAACAGGCGATGATGTTATTGCTTCAATAATCAATCCGCCTAAGAAAAATAAAAAGGATGGTAAATAAAAATGAGTGTTAACACAATGAACTTTGAGGATGCTGCTGCTATTCTTAATAATATCAGACAGCAGGTCACAGGAGTAAGCGGAATTGCTCCTACTACCACAGGTGAATTTGTATCTGTAGCTACTACACTGTTGCAGGCTGGCTATGATCCTGTGCTTAATGCTATTACTCAGATGGTATCAAAAACTATCTTTTCTATTAGACCATATAATAGGAAATTTGGTGGTATCAAAGTAGACTCTGAGCAGTGGGGTGCTATTGTCAGGAAACTGTCTATTGCAGATAAGGATTTCGATAATGATGTCAGATTCGATCTTATAGACGGACAGAGCGTTGATCATTACAAGGTCAATAAGCCTAATATCCTGCAGACTAATTTCTATGGGCAGAATGTATTCGAAAAGAATTATACCATTTTCAAGGATCAGCTTGATAATGCATTCTCCGGTCCTTCAGAATTTGGTCGATTCATGGCTATGGTAGTACAGAATATTTCTGACATGATCGAACAGGCTCATGAGTCTATCGCAAGGATGACTATTGCTAACTTCATAGGCGGTAAGAATGCAGCCAATAATGGAGTGATCCATCTTCTCACAGAGTATAATACAGAAACCGGTGCAAATCCACCTTTAACAACTACTACAGTATATGCTCCGGAAAACTTCGGTAACTTCATGAAGTGGATGTATGCGAGAGTTGCGACGCTTTCCGCACTCATGACAGAAAGAAGCGTAGAGTTTCAGATCAATGTTACCAATAAGGCTATCAGCAGACATACTCCGTATGACATGCAGAAGCTCTATCTGTATGCTCCGCTCCTGAATGGTATGGATGCTCGTGTACTGGGTGATACTTTCCATGAGAATTTCCTTGAGTATGCAGATGTTGAAGCGGTCAATTACTGGCAGGCTATTGATAATCCTATGCAGATTCAGGTAACACCTTCTTACATGAATACATCCGGACAGATCGTGACAGCTGCAGAGCAGCAGATCACTAACCTTGTAGGCGTTCTGTTTGACAGAGATGCTCTCGGTTATACTACTGTTAATGAGTGGTCTGCTACTACTCCTCTTAATGCAAAGGGTGGTTACTGGAATACTTTCCATCACTTTACTGAGAGATGGTACAATGACTTCACTGAAAAGGGTATCGTTCTCCTTCTTGATTAATGTCCTTTTCTTTCTATTTGGTGATGGCGCGGTTGCTTTTCGGAGCTCCGCGCCAGAGGTGTAAATATGAGTTTTACAGTTAAACTATATACATTAAGTAAAAGAGATAACAGCACTAAAAGACCGGCAGATGCCGGCACTACTTTTAATTGTATTCTAAAATCCGGATCCGGCATTATGCGTCCTACACTGTCATTTGATATAGGCGTGACTAATGATCCTTCTCAATATAACTATGCATATATTCCGGCATTCGGCAGATATTATTTTATTGAAGAATGGTATTTTGAGCAGGCATTATGGACAGCTACACTTAAAATAGATGTGCTCGCAACATATAAAACAGAGATCGGTAACTCACGTTTATATGTAATGAGAGCAGCATCAGAACATGATGGCAGTGTAATTGATAATTTATATCCTACTAAAACAGGATGCAGTTATGCACATGATACTATTTCTAATCCATGGGATGCCAATATGTGTTTTGTAATAGGTTGTGTATCTAAGAATGCTAATTTCGGTTCACTTGCTTATTATGCTGTATCTGTCGCAGGATTATCTACAATATGCACCAATCTGCTTGATCCTACTACCGGTGCTGTTACTGAGGATAACGGTTTTTCATGGGATGATTGCAGCCAGGCTTTGCAATTATCATTAGTTGATCCTCTTCAATATATAAAATCATGTGTTGCTTTGCCGGTTGCTCTGGGTGATGTGACAGGTTCTGAATCAGGAGTCATAGTTTATAACTGGAGTGCCGGAGTAGGTGGCAAAAGATTATACCTCAATCCATATGTTACTAAGACATATACATTTAATATACAAAAACATCCTGATACTGCAGCAAGAGGAAATTATGTTAACTCGGCACCTTATACCAGCATTACATTAACGATACCGCCATTCGGATCATTCGATATTGATACATCAGTTACCTGCAATGCATCAACGATCACAGCCACAATTAAACTGGATCCGATAACAGGACAGGCTTCATTGACAATAACCTGTAATGGTATTGTACTTAATAGAGTTGTTTCACAGCTGGGTATTCCTATTTCTTTATCATCTGTAACGCGTGATTATGTAGGAGCTGCATCAGCTGCTGCAGGTGCTATTGGTGGAATAGCATCTGCATTTATGGGAAATCCTGTTGGTATTTTAGGATCTGTTAATGGTATTGGCAATGCTATTAATGGAATGATGCCAAGAGCATCAACAGTAGGCAGCACAGGATCATTTGCTACTAATCAGGGTGATTTCAGACTTGATCATCAATTTTTTAGGCCTGTTGATGATGATAACACTCATAATGGCAGGCCTTTATGTGCTATGAGGACCATCAACACTTTATCCGGTTATATGATCATTCAGGATGGAGATGTCGCCATTAACGGAACTTCTGCAGAAGATCAATCTGTAAGAAATTACCTTGAATCAGGATTTTATTATGAGTAAACTATTGCGAGTTAATGAAGAATCACAAGCAGAATATATACCGCGTTTAACAAGTGCCGGTATACGCGGTAATCCGTACTGGTATAGCCGTAATCCTTTTTATCAGGCTGGCTATGGTTTACCTAACTGCACATGTTATGCATGGGGGAGATTTTGGGAAAATTCAGATATTAATGCTGATTTTAGCAATAGACCTACTTTATCTTTAGGTAATGCGCGTGATTGGTTCGGACATACTTCTGATGGTTACGAAAGAGGAAACATACCTGCATTGGGTGCTGTTGCATGTTATAATAATCCCAGAGGTGGACATGTTGCCATTGTTGAGGAAATCCATGATAACTACTTACTGGTGTCTGAATCAGGCTATAATTCCTTTTATTTCAGGACTTCACGAATAGGTGTAGATGGTGATTACTGGCCAATGGCTGATGATGTTTTTCAAGGTTTTATTTATAATCCTATTACCGGCGGTGGTGGATGGTTATATAAAAGGCCATGGTTATGGAAAAAAGAACTATATAATAGGGAGCAATGGTTAATCAGATGAATACTTACGATTATGATTTTATAAATAAATATAATGCACATATAAAACCATCAACAGTGCATTCTCAGGATAATGCCACAGCGCGTTATTTCCGGAGATATCTGCTGCAGAAAATTATAAGTGTATATAAATTTGAAGGCATTCCGGAAACATGGAGCAAGGATTATTTTCTTTATACTCTGTTTGTTAATGGTTTTGTCGCTGTAGTTAATACTGACAAATTCGGTATTATTCCGCAGCACTGCAGCCTTTATGGTTATGATGTTTTTTATCGTCCTACTAATGCAGTTATTGCTAATCCTCTGCTTAAAGGCACACTGCAGCCAAGAATCGGCAGCCAGTGCAGCCTGATCAGAATGCAGCCGGATTATGGATCCTGCTGGGATATAATCTCATACTATGCAGATCTGCTGGCATTAGCTACTGAATCACTGGGCGCAAATATGGTTAACTCTAAGCTGGCTTATGTTTTCGCATGTGAGAACAAGACAGTTGCAGAGAGTTTTAAGAAAATATATGATCAGATCAATGAAGGACAGCCGGCAGTATTTGCAGATAAAAAGTTATTTGCAGAGGATGGTTCACCATTATGGGATTCATTCCAGAATAATCTGAAACAGAATTATATTGTTAAGGATATCCTTGAGGATATGATCAAAATAGATGCGCGTTTCTGTAGTGAGATCGGTATCCCTAATGTTAATATGGCTAAAGAGTCAGGTGTTACTGATAATGAAGTAGAAGCTAATAATATAGATACTAAATCTAAAGCTGCATTATGGCTTGAAACTATAAAAGACGGTTTAAAACAGACTAACGAAATGTTTGATTTAAATATTACTGTTGATTTCAGATTTAAAGGAGAAGAAAATGCTGCTATCAATAATGGGGATGTATGAATATGACCCGTCTATCTTTGATGGTTTAGATATTCCTACTTATACAGATCCGGATGGAAATATACATGTAATTGATAAAAATAATGTCATTAATAATATAGTGTTAGAATGTGCGGAGCTGGAGCTGCTTTATCAATCTACTGATATCATGAAAATGTCTATTGCTGTATGGTCGGCAGCTGAACAGGAAACATGGAAAAAACTGATTGCGACTCAATTTATTGGCTATAATCCTATATGGAATGTTGACGCTAATATAAAACAGCAGAGAGATATTGACAGAAATACTAATGGCAGTGGGGAAAATATCCATTCTGTACAAGGTTTTAACAGCAATTCATGGTCAGAATCAGATAAAGATAATAGCAGTTATACAGATGCTCAGACTACCGGAGAAACATTTACAGAGCGCAGAACTGGTAATATAGGAGTCACTGCTACACAGGATCTGATTAAAAAAGAACGTGAAATTGCAGACTTTAATATAATTGATTTTATTACAGAATCATTCAAACGCAGATTTTGTTTAATGGTTTATTAGAAAGGAGCATAAAATGGAATATGAAGCAGGTGTAAGATTCGGTAATGATGTATTTGTAAGATTTAATTATCTTGCAGATGAAGATACTGTAGAAGTCACTGTGATCACATCTGATGACACAAAAACAGGCAGCGTAGTCGTTAATTCGGAGGAATAAACAAATGGGTATTTTTAGACAATTTCCTTATTCAAATTTTCATGATTTAAACCTTGATCATATATTAGAAACTATTAAAGAGCTTTCTGACAAATGGGATGATTTCAGTGTTGATTGGTCAAAGGATGTTGTTGAGCAGGTCAATAAATGGCTTGAGGAACATCCTGAAGCGACAACAACAGTACAGGACGGAACTATAACAACAGCTAAACTTGCTGATGACGCTGTAACAACAGACAAAATTGCTGATAGGACTATTACCTTTGAGAAAATGTCTGAGGATGTTGTGGGTGCTGTTTTTGATGGTCTGAAAGAATATGATCTTGAAGGTTTCGGCACACTTGAAAAATATATGCTGAAAGATTCAAGCTATGGCAGAGAGTTTATCAGCAGAATGCCGATTATGCATTATACAGATGATGAAACTTATGTATGGTTACAGAGCTCTGTCTATGTGGATTATCTTGATCATGTAATTCTGGGATTCTCTAATACAGATTACACTTTTGGCATGCTTGTAGAAGTTGAAAAGGATTTCACTACAGTTGTAAGAAGGGTTGGAGGTCTGTCACTCGGTCACGTTAATGATATGACCTATAATCCTATAACTAATAAGATCTATGTCGCTACAATGGAAACAGGCGCCTATGCTAATAAGATAGTAGAGGTCAATGTACCTTCACTTGATATTAATAGAGCTATTGATATTGGAGATACTGTTTACCAGATCAGTTATGACCGGCTTAATAATGTATATCATATAGGCACACATCAGAACTGTATCTATGATGAAGATTTTGAGCTTATTAAAGCTAATCCATGGTTTACCATTGATGATCTTCTGGGGATCACTGTAACAGGACAGGGCAGTGAAGTATATAAAGGTAATTATATCCTTCTCTCACAGAATGAACAGAAAACATATTGGACTACATACAATTATAATAATGGACAGGTATCACAGGCTCAGGAATATGATAACTTAAGCATCATTGATGAAGCGGAAACACTCTGTTATATTCCTAATGATGATATGTACCTTCTCTCCGGTCAGAGATATGTTACTGTTATCAGAATGCAGATGCGTGAAAATTCATCTAATACAGAGGTGTTTAATATATTTGATAATGGAGAAATACTGCCACAGGGAACTGATCTTAATGATATATATCAGGCTGGAAAATATCTGTCTATTCGTGCAGCAGAAACAGCTACAATGTTAAATGTTCCGACTCCGTGTGCAGATAGAGGATTTTCACTATATGTATTTAATCAGGCTTATGACTGGATCATGCAGGTTATTGTTGGATCCTCTGTTAGAAATCTGATGCTTTTCAGAACTAAAGAAGGAACCAACGCATGGGGAGCCTGGCAGTGGTTATATCCAAAGGTATCAATGCTTACACCTAATCCATTAAATGCCGGTGACAGCATCCAGATCCCTATTGAAGAGCTCTATCACTATAGTGCTATAACATTGACAATGCACAGGAATTACTGGACAGGATCAATTACACTGCCTACAGAGCAGATCAGATCCGGAGACGCACAGGGATGCATTATCTGGGTCAGACATGATTGGTACTGGGAATTTAAGATTTCTTCCGGAGGTCTTTTAACAATTAACACTGTTGTAGGTTCTCAGGGTGGACCATATGTCAGAATGATATGTCATGCATAATTGACATACATTAAATGGAATGCTAATATAATATATATTGAATACCACCAATCCATAAACCCTCATTGTATACAAAATGATATATTTACCACATGGTAAGTAATAACTCTGACCAAGTGGTAAGTATAGATTGTATACAATGGGGGTTATTGTATACAATCCTATTAGGTATTCAC